CACATTCCGGCATCTGGGGAAGTTCCCAGACGTTCCGGAGCTCGCGCCAGCCGTTGTAGTACTCGGTCGGTAGATGGCCGTTCCAGACGGACCACTCCGAATGTCCGACATAGCAAACCCAGCCGGCGTTGATTGTGTTGGTGAAATCGCGGCCGACCTGTTCGCCGGTCGTATGCATCCCGCCGGCACTCGAGCCCGGTCCGGGCGGTTCGTTGTTGATCTTCGGCAGCTTCGGATAGAACGCGTTGAAAGCACTCGGAAGCGCCCACTTGCCTTCCGGCGTGGCCGGATCGACGCCTCGCATGACATGGATCGTGCACTCGTTGGCGCCGGCGCCGTCGCCGCCGTACAGTTCGTCGAACGACGCTTCCATTTCCTCATTGGTCGGCATCGGCCCGGATCCGCCGTGTGCGGCATCCGGCGACGATAGCGACAGCCGGAATCCGGGCGGCAGCTTCGATCGCAGATCCCTGCCGGCGGCGCGGACTTCTTCCGGCGTCCAGCGGTTCACCTTGAATTCGTTCATACACTCGAACGATCGGATCGCGTCCCAGCGGCCGACACACGCGGCGACGATGCGATCGTGAAAGCGGCGGCGGTCGTCCTCGGTCGGCGTCTGGTTGCGTCCGCCGTAGACGGTGCAGTGCAGCTGCCAGCCCAGGCCGCCGGCGACGTCCAGCATCTTTTTGAAACGGTTGTCCCAGTCCTCATTGAGAAACACGCCGGCATCGCGCCAGACATCCGGCGATCCGTGTGACTGGCCTTCGACCGCCAACATGACGCGAATGATCTTCGGCGCGATCTGTGTCCGGACCCATTCGCGGTTCTGGGCTTCCTCCGCCGGCCATTCCGCTAACGCCGTCTGCCAGCAGAACCAGCCAAACGCCAGATCGCACGCGGTGCCCGGTCCGGCATCCGTCGGCGTCCCGCTATCGAAGATCGGCCAGCCGGAAATGTCGATCCAGGTGTTCGACGGCCGCCACTCATGCGGCGCGGCCGGTACCCAGCACGGACCGCCGACAAAGTCCGGATGTCCCGCGGCGGACGTGATCACGTCACAGCGATCGCCTTGCGGGACGGCGACGTAATCGAACGACGTCCGGACGCCGTTCGGGAACGTGACGCCGTTCTCGCCTTCGTTTTTCGACAGCAGTCCCCAGCGTTCGCCGGCCGGCAGCGCCTGCACCAGCCGCTGTAGGAATTCGCCACAGGCCGCGGCCGTGTTGTGCTTGAGCAAGTGCGGGAATGCCGCGTTGACCGATTCGACGACGCCAACGTGGTTGGGTACGGCCATGATATGAGTCTCCCCGGATCCCTTTCAGACGTAAGATGTCCCGATGCTCTGGTGCCTGGCCCTGATCGTCGGCGTCCTGCTGAGCGTCCCGGCCGTCCGCGGCTGGCAGCGCCGGCGCCAGATCGTCCGCGCCCGTGCCGCCAGTAGTTCGACACGGACCATGCCGCCCGTCACGGAATGAAATACATCATCTGCAGGTAGACCGACATGGCGCCGGCGCCCCACGTCGTCCCCAGCGAATCGCGCAACAGATCCAGCACCAGCGGCGATCCTTTCGCTTGCACCAGGCCGGTACCAGCCACCCCCGCGTAATACGCGAACGGTCCGCCGGACGGCTGGACCGGCGCGAGTCCCGGCGGCAGCGCCACATACAGCCGGACCGGCGCCCCCGTGATCGTGCCGGTCCCTTCGATCAGCAGTGACACGAACACGGCTTTACCGATCACGATGTAACTGTAGGTCGCGGACGCCACGACCCAGGTCGCGCCGGCCGTCGGCGTCGTGAAATTGGCCGCGCTAAACGGCACGTTGACCACGGCGCCGACGCCGCCGATCGCCGCGTCGGCCGCGTCGATCTGGTTGTAGAGCTCTGTTTTCCACGCCGCATTGATGATCGTTCCGGTCGTGCCGCTGCCGTCGTCGTCGATCATCGCCGTCCGTGTAATCGCCATGCTGAATTCCCCCTTTTAGCCGGTCGGATCGGTCCGTGTCCCCAGCCGGCGCAACAGATCCTCGAACGTCACGCGGATTGACGACGCCTCGACTTGCACGATCGGCAACAGGGACGGCGTGAAATCGCGGATCGTCACGGATTGGATCGTGAATTGCGCCGACAGTTGATACGGCGGCGCGAGTAGATTGACCGTGACGGTCCGGCCCGATCGCGCATTCAGATCGCGACACTGGTAGCGGATCCGGATCTGTAGGTCGCGCCGTTGCGCCAAGTGTGCCGCGCCTCGAGCTCGCGCCTCACGCGCCGACAGCCGGCGGTCCTGGATCACGTCCTCGATAATCCCGCTATGGACGCCGGCCGCGGCGGACGTGAATAGCAGCGCCACGGCCGCTTGTGCCGCCAGGTCGTCGACCTGGATCCACAGGTTGACGTCGTCACCCTTCGGGATCGGATACACGATCGCGCCGGCGCCCGACGCCGGGACGCCCAGCAGCATCGGCGCCGCGGTAATCGTTGAGTTATACGAAATCGTCGCGACGACCGCGCCGGGCCCGCTGGACGGAATCCCTGTCAAGGCGTTCGCCGTCGTGCCGGTGTAGCGAATGACTTGTTGACCGTTGCCAATGACGGCCCAGCCGCCCGCGGGACGGAAGGCGCCGGCGCCGGCGACGATCAACGTGGTCGATCCCGGTGTGACCTGGCCGGGCGGTTGTGGCAGGCCGGATAGATCACTCCCGGCCGGGCCGGCGCCCAGTGCCGCGTCCGCCAGCGCGTCCAGATACGTCGTCGTCGCGTTGTCGGCAATCGTCGTCAGCAGTTTCAGCGCCCCGCCGCCCGCGGCCGTCCGGTAAATCTTGCGGGACGTCACGGCGGACGCGCCCAACTGGATCGCGGACAACTGGACGCGGTTCGCCAGCGCCGTCGGCGCCTCGAGCGGTTCGGCGCCGAGCCCGGCATCCGGCAGCGTGTCGGCGTAACTGGTCGTCGTGTTGTCGGCAATCGTCGTTACCAGCCGGTACGGCGCCGTCAGGTCCGCCGCGGTCCGGTAGATCCGCCGGCCGGTAATGTCGGCACTACCGATCGGGATCTTCGTCAGTGCGACAGTTGCCGCGCCGGACGTATTCACGGTCGGCGGCGCCCCGCCCAGCGATCCGGTCGGCGTCGTGTCCGTGTAGCTGGTGGCGCTGTTGTTGTTGATCGTGGCGACCAGGCGATAGCCGGCGCCGTTGGTGCGATAGATGTACCGTTTTGTCACGCCGGCCGGGCCGGTCGGCAGCGTCAGCGGGACGGCGGACGTGGTCGTGGTCGTCGTCGTCGTGTTCGCGGACGAGCCCGCGGCGGCGCCGGCGATCGCCGACTGCGCGATCGTGTCTGTGAAGCGGACCGATCCGGACGTGGCGCCGTTGGCGATCGACGCCAGTAAGCGATAGTCCGACGGATTCGATCCCGGCGTCGCCGTCTGATCCACGCGGTACAGGTGCAGCCACTGGACGCCGGCCGGCCCATACGGGACGTCGACCAGGACGTGTGAGGATTTCACCAGCGCCGTCAGGTTCGTTGCCGGCGGCGCGTTGTGCGGCAGGATCGTTGCGTCGGCGATCAGGTCGGCGTAATTCGTACTGCCGCCGGTCGTATTGGCGAAACTAGCCAGCAGGCGAAAGCTCGAGACATTGGCCGCTTGTGTCGTGCGATTCCGGCGGTACAGGTGCGTCCATTTGACCGTGGCGTCGCCCGAAAACGGCACAGTGACCGTGATCGTGGAGCTCTTGCCGCCGCCCAGATTGGACGCGAGCGCGTTGACTTGCGACGACGCCGCGACAACGGTCGTTTCCTTCGAGTGATCCGTTTCGCCCGCGGCGATCGAATAGGTAATCGCGTAGTCGTACGCGTTCATCACTGTCAGATCGCCCTGGCCGTTGTTCGGCCCGTTCGAGACAGGACCGGGCGCCCCGGCATTCGGGATCCGCGTATCAAACGTCGTGGCTTCCGCTCGAGCATTGACGACGCTCACCAGGCCAGTCTGTGCCGTGTGTGCACTCGAGCTCGCGGACGTCGACCAGGCGACGCCGTACGCGTAGTCGTGGCCGGGCGTCAGGTTCCCTACGGTGCTGTTGGGCCCGGTCCCCGCAATGACCGGCGCCGGCGCGTTCGGGATCGTGATCGTCGTCGACGTCAGCGTCACGGTATTCGAGCCCGGTCCGATCAGGGACTGGCCGGACGGCGTCCCGAACGCCACGGCATAGGTAAACGATCCCGCTTCCATCGCGCCGCCGATCGTCGGCGCCAGCGCCGCCGGCGCGGCCAGGACGTCCAGGCCGGGCGGGACATTGACGGTCAGCAGCGGTCCGATCAGTGTTTCGCCCGTCGCCGTCAGGAACGTCACAACGTAGTCATGCCAGCCGGGATCCGGGCCCGGCCCGGCCTGCAGCGGTCCGGCCGTCGGCGCCGTCAGCGGCGGCGCGATCGCGCCGACCACAGCAGACGTCCGCGGGCCGGTCAGGGATTCGCCGCTGGCCGTGACGAACGATACGGCGTAGTCATGCGAGCCCGCCGTCACGCCGGCGCCGCCGGTCACTGTCGCCGTCAGCGCCGCGGACGGTGCCGCGCCAGGTCCGACCAGCGATCCGCCGCCGCCCAGCGATCGGCCGGTGTAGCGGATCCGCTGTGGACCGGATTTCACCGCGCCGCCGGCGTCCTCATACCAACTGGCCGTGACGACCGGTAGCAAGGTTTCGCCAGGCGTCACGTCCGCATGCGCGATCGATCCGCCGCCCTCGACATAGACGCGGGTGATGACCTGGCTGCCGTCGGTATCGACCACCAGATCCGTCAGCGTCGGATGGACAGGGTTAATGATCGTCGGATCGGTGACTGGTTCCGGATCGCGGTCCGTCCAGAGATGGATCGCCTTGTGATAGTCGACGTACCAGTACCCGCCTAGCCGGTTCGCCAGCGCCGTCAGCGCCTGCGGCGCGTCGTGGTCCGTGACCGTGAATTCCGTGAGCGTCGGCAGATTCGGCGCGACCCAGGCGGCGGTATAGCCGGGCGCCCCCAGCGCCACGATCTCCGCGGCGATCGTCGTCGCGGACTGGCCGATCCAGCGGTGCGAGAACACACGCTGCCGGAGTCCCCAGGTCCAATCGATCGCGTGCACGTCGAACACGGCCAGCAGCGGCGATCCGATGTAGCCGTGCGACACGTCCAGGACTTGTCCGGCGAACAGGCGGTCCAGGCTGTTCTGACTGCCGAGTGTAATGACGACGTCCTGGCCGACCTTCGGCACCAGGCCACGGACACGGAACGTCGCCCGGTTCGGCGCCTCGTTTAAGGCGTCCGTAATCTGTAGGTTGCCGACGACTTTCGCGCCGGGCGTCGCCGGGCCCGTGCCGACCTGGCCGCCGCCGATACTGATAAACCCGGCCGGCCCGTGATAGTTCGATCGCGTGGCATCCGATCGGGCAATGTTCGACAGCGCATAGAGCAGGACTTTGCGGCCGATCGACAGCGGCCAGCCGGACCGGCCGGCGCCCGATCGCAACACGCCGGACCGCGCCGGCGTAATCGCGGACTGGTTCCCGCTGATCGCCACGCGCTAGCCCCGGACTCCGGACGTCCGCCAGTCGTCCGCCAGTGCGTCCTTGACGACGGCCGCGATCGCTTGCTTGTCGCCGGCGACGGTGTTGACCGTCACGGATTGATTGACCGTCGTGCCGCTGGTGGCGCCGGTAAACCCGCTGCCCATCGACCAGGCGTTTCGCATCGAGTTTTGGCCCTTCTGCCAGTCGTACCCGTAGATCGCGGACCAGGCGGTTGGATTCGATTGCGCCATATCCCATTCCACGTTCGACATGTAATCCGGCTTGACTGCCGGGCCGATCGTGCCAGTCATCGTGCCTTCGCCACGGCCGACCGCGGCCATTGCTTCCGACCACGACAGCGCCGCCGTCTGCACCGTGGCCGCGGCGGTTTCCACCGTTTCCGCGGCGAACCGCACGTCCCCTGACATATCGATCGCCGCCCTGGACGTTTCTCGTAACGCCGTCGTCGTACTCTCGAGCGGCGGCAGCGTCCGTTCCATCCCTTGCTTGAGGTAGGCATAGGGATCGGTGTTTTTGATCGCCCGCGACCACTCGTCCATTTCCTGCAACGCCGCGGCTTCCTCGTACAGCGCCACGGCCGCTTCGCCGCTGCCGAGCACCAGACCGGCATTCGCATCCGTGACGGCGTTGATCGCCGGCGCCGCCGCCAGCGCCGCTTCCTTTTTCGCCGTCATGGCGTCGGCTGAGCCCCGGAGTACGTCCGTCGCCTTGCCGGTCCAGTCAAGAAAGGCGCCGCCGCCGCTCACCAGTTCCTGGTGAGCTTTCATCTGGTTGTAGGTTTCGTCTTTCCAGCCTTTCGTCGCGTCGGCCGCGGCACGGACCGTCGTCGCCATGCCGTCGAACGCGGACCCGACGCCCGGCGCCTTCGCCGCCAGTTCCAGCAACGTCGCGATCGAACCGATCACTTTCTCTGTGAGAAAACCCATTGCTAAGAGCAAGGCATCGATCGGCACGATCAGCGCCGCCAGCCCTCGAGCGCCGTATTCCCCCAGCGTGATCAGATCGGCCGCGAATTCCAGCGTCCAGATCGTCCCCTTTTCGATCAGGTCGACGATCGTCTTAACCAGCTGTTCCCGCGTGCCGCCGAAGGCGCCCAGGATCGACGTCGACAGCGCATCGATCCCAGCCTTGAAGGCGCCGGACTCCGTGATCCCGTCACTGATCGCGTCCTTGAATTCGTCGTAGGCTTTACTCAGTCCCAGCGCCGCGTCGACGACGCCCCACAGTTCCTTCCCCAGCGCCGTGACCGCATCGAACGCCAGCCCGAACAGCGCCGATGCCGCATTCGCCGCGAACGTCCCCATCGCGATGTCGAGCGCGTCATAGGCGCCCTGGACGTCCTCAGTGGACGTCTGGACATCCGTCGTCGCCTTGACGACGTCGCCCATTGCGGACACGGCTTCCCGGATGTCGGCCGCGACCTTGATGATCATCCCGGGATTGATGCCGGCCATTTACCCTCCGAATCCGTTGACCTGGATCGCGTCCTCGACAGCGTCCAGTGTGCGGCGCTGTTGTCCAGGCTGTTCGACGGCGGCGCTGGCGTAGAAAAACGAGCGCTTATCCATGTAGCGCGTCCCGAATTCCAAATAGAACGGCACTTGCGGGCGATTCGCCCGGACGACCAGGACGACATAGCCGGTCCCGTCCCGCGATTCCACGTAATGGATGCCGGCGGCCGTCGCCCCGGTCCGACGCGCCACACGGCCGGACGCTTCCCGGACGATCGCCGCGGCCGTGACGGCGCTGGCCGCTTTCGTCCGCGCCGCCCAATCGAGCTCGAGCGCCGACAGGCCAGCGTGCAACGCGGACGCGTCCACCGTAAACGTGATCACGGCCGGCGCCTGGCTTCCTGCACCAGTGCGAAATCATGCTCGAGCACCAGATCCGTGAGCGGCGGTTCGGCCCGGTGCTGGCCGCGGGCGTCATAGGTCGCTTTCGCGATCGCGTACGCCCGATAGTCCAGGATCGTTTCGATGAATCCGGCCGGTAGGGACTGCCACTCACGCCAGGCGGCGGACGGCAGACAGTGAAACTCCTGGCAGATACGGCCAATGATGAATTCCAGCGGCAGCGGCCCGTGACCGTCCAGCGCCCGATGTAGGTTTAGGTAGCGGTTTTTTTTTCCACGGCGCCGGGCGGTAACGTGAGCTCGAGAATCGCCCGGAACAGGTAGTCCGCCGCCTGGTCGTCCAGGTCGTCCAGCCGGTCCGGCGTCAGCGGTTCCGTGTAGGTCCATGCCGTCACGCCTTTCACCAGCACCGTAGAGCGGTCGTACTTCCGGGACAGATCCGGCCGGCCGTCGTCGTCACCATCGGCCGTGATCGCCGCGGCGCCGTCACCGCCGGCGGTGAGCTCAGACCGGAAGGCGCCGGCGGCATCGCCCAGCGATCGGATCAGGTCCAGCGACGCCGCGATCCGCGCCTGACGGGCGGCGGCCAGCGCCTTCCCGCTCAGCTTCTGGATCGTGACCGTGTGCGGATCGTCCATCGGTAGCGGGACGATCCGCGTGACGTAGGACGCAAAGATCCCCATCGGCCCTTACGTCCACACGCCGGCGCCGGTCGGCTGGACGACGGCGGCATATTCGGTCAGCGCCGCGTTTTTCGCGGCCGTCTCACACGACAGCAGCCGCGTTTCCACCGTGAATTTCTTACCGTCGCCGTACGTGATCTCAAGCGTCCGGCTGGCCGCCGACGGCTGGCAGTCGGCCGTACTGACCATGAAGGTAATGTGCGGCCCGTCGGCGGCCGTGTCCCACAGTCCCTTGATTTCGATCGACGGCATCCGGCGGATCCCGGTCGGCGTATGCTCGAACCAGGCGTCCCCGAAGGAATGCGTTTCTTGCGTCAGGTTTTCGATCTTGGCGCCGCCGAGCTCGCGAACGTGTTGCGTCACGTCCGTCAGTGTGCCGCCCGGCGCGGCGTCGTACTTGATGTTGACGTCGACTGATCCATATTTGCCCGGCATCGTCTGATCCTTTCCCTAGCTTCGAAACAAACCCGCGGCGACGCGGATCGTTCCGGTTCCCGTGACCGTCCCGATAAACCGGACATGCCGCTGGATCGTGCCGGCGACAGTGACCGCCTGGTGATTCGGCGCGGCCGTGACGTTGACGAACGTGGCAATGTCGGTCCAGGCCGACGCGTCCGGCGAGTGCTGCAGCTTGCCGACAAACCCGGTAATGCCGGACAGCGCCGTCACTTGTTGCGACGCGGTCCCGCCGGCGGTCGTCGCCGCGCCGTTGTCGACGGCCGTACTGGTCCAGGTCGCCGTCTTGTCGGCGGCCGGCTGGATCACGGCGCCGGCCGTCTCGAGCGCCCCTGAAATCGTGTACGTCACGTTTGCCTTGGTCAGCGCCCCCAGCTTCGCCAGTACCTCGTATCCGGTCACCAGCGTCCCGCGGGCCTGGCACAACAGGACGCCGTCCGGGGACCAGACCAGCGTTTTCGCCGGCAGCGGCATTCCGGACAAGGTCTGGTGCAGGCCGCCCAATGTCGTATCGAAGTACGCGCCTTCCTGTACCACCTTCGCCTGACGGATCCCGGTCGGCGTCCACTCGAACCAGCTGTCGCCCAGGCCGGTCGTGTCCTCGGCCAGCGCCTTCGGTTCCCAGCTGAAGCCTTTCGGTTTCGCGCCGAGCAGACTGACGCCGTCCAGCGTCAGGAGTGTAAATTGTGCCGATCCCGCCTTCGCCATGCTTTAATCCCTTCCGGGCGGTCGGACCGTCCGTGCCGCGAATTCATAGCCGCACTG